AAATCGAGGACTGGCTAGGCATCGGTACCGCGACAGCTGCGGATACCACATTCCTGACACAGTGCGCGTCGGCCGCTAACCAGTTCGCGTTCCGTCGCCGCCAGGAAGCCGGGTATGTTGACGGTCTGACGACCAGCCCATCCGGGGATGTGACCCTGGGAACGATTATGTACGGCGGCGCCCTGTACCGACAGCGCGGATCCATCGACACTTTCGCATCCTTTACCGAAATGGGGACAGCCCCGACGACCGGGCTGTCGCCGCTGATTAAACAGCTGCTGGGGATCGACAGACCGCAGGTGGCCTGATGCCAGTTGCCTATACCGACCTGTTTAACGAAGCCCTGGACGACCTGGCATCAACGCTAGGCACGATCACCGGGCTACAGGTCGTCACCGATCCCCGGAACCTGGTCCCGCCATGCGTGTTCCTGGGCGCCCCATCGTTCACCGCCTGGAACTACAACATCGTGAAAATGACATTCCCGGTCCAAATCATCAGCCTGGGACCAGCGAACCTGGACGCCATGCGGAACCTGCTGAACCTGTCGTCACTGGTCCTGGCGAAGAATGTGGCGGTCACTGACGGGCGTCCGACGACGCTCGACATCGGTGGCGTGATGCTGCCCGCCTACGAACTGACCGTGAACCTACAGGCCCAGACAGCATGACCTACAAGATCCTAAACCCGCGCATCGGCACACCCGGCGACGAATACATCCCGCGCCCAGGCGTCAACATCGACGCCCTGCTGAACGCCGGGTTCATCGTCGAAATCGCATCGCCAACCAGCGAACACAAACCCGCTACTGTTAAGAAGAAGAAACCAGCAAAGGACTAAGCCATGCCTACATCCATTTACCTGTCGAACCCAGTAGTCACCGTGAACAGCGTTTCGCTGACCGATCAGTGTACGGCCGCCAGTTTCCTTCAGCGCTACGACCAGCTCGAGGACACCGCGTTCGGCACCGGGTCACGCACCTACACCAGCGGGTTAGGCAACCACGAACTGACGCTGACGCTGTACATGAGCTACGCAGCGACCGAAACCTACGCGACACTGAAAGACCTGGTTGGCACCACGACCACCGTGATCGTGAAACCGACCAGCGCGGTCGACAGTGCCACGAACCCAGGTTTCACGCTTACCCAGACATTCCTGGCGGAACTTCCAGTGATTAACGCCAGCCTGGGCGAACTGTCATCCATCGACATCACATTTGTCGGCGGCGTGTACAGCACAGACACCACGAACCCATAAACAGACCCTGAAGGGACAGAAGGATGAAAATCAAACTACGGATCAGCGGCGTCGAACAGGACCCGGTGGAAGTCATCACGAACCTTCTATGTATCACCGAATGGGAACGCACCGAAAACAGGAAAGCGACGGACGGTCGCGGGATCGGCGTTTCCGACATGGTGTCCTGGGCGTTCTTTATGTGGAAACAGTCCGGCCGCCTGGTCAAAGAACCCACCTGGAAGGAATGGCTGGCGGCACATCCCGACATGGAAATCGTCGCAGTCGACCAGACCGATCCAAACCCTACGGACGCGGCAGTTTCCGACGCCAGCTAGCCGAAGTGCTGGCGGCGACCGGGTTCTGGCCGCATGAAATCCCATTCGATACGCGCGACCTGGTCACGGTGCTTCGCGTACTAAACGAAGCGAACAAAAAACGATGACGACCGACACGACGATCCAGGTGTTCGGCGTAAAGGAAGCGCTGAAGGAACTACGCGAACTGGATCCGCAGCTGCGTAAAGACCTAAATAAAAAGGCGAAAGAAGTCGTCAAACCTGCGACCGACGCGATTAAAAACGCCTATCCGAACAAGTATCTGTCGGGGATGTCGCGTTCCTGGACACAGCGCGGAAATAAAAAGTTCCCCTATGACCGGGCCGCCGCACAGAAAGCGGTCGGCCTGAAGATCGACACCGGGAAACGAAACCAGGGGACCATCGTCATCATTCAGAAAGACCCGGCCGCGTCGATAATCGACATGGCGGGCAAGGCTGGCGGGCAGTCGCCCCAGGGCGCCAGGTTCGTCGACGCGATCACGGCCCAGTTCGGGCCACCGTCGCGCGTCATGTGGCCGACCTATGAACGAAACGCTGACGCGGTGGAACGGAACATGGTTGACTTAGTGGAAGAACTAATGGACACGATCGGGAAAAGGCTGGTGATGTAATGGCGATCAGGATCCCCATCATCAGCGACTTCGACAGTAAAGGTCTAGATAAGGCCGTTAAAGAGTTCCAGCAGCTCGAAGGCGTAGGCGCTAAATCGGCGTTCGCCATAAAGAAGGCAGCACTTCCCGCAGCTGCGGCGATCGGCGGTCTGGCGGTCGCCCTGGGCGATGCCACAAAAGCGGCGATGGAAGATGCCGCCGCACAGTCGCAGCTGGAAGGCGTCATCCGACGATCCAGCCTGGCAACTGATGAACAGATCGCCGCTAATGAAAAGTTCATTACGACGCTGTCAAAGGCAACAGCGACCGCTGACGACGAACTACGCCCGGCCCTGGCGACACTTGTCCAGTCGACCGGGTCGCTGGAATACGGTCAGGAACTGTTAGCGCAGGCGATGGACATTGCCGCGTCGACCGGGAACGATTTGTCGACCGTCACCGACGCACTGTCGAAAGCGTACAACGGAAACATGAAGGGCCTAAAGGCGCTCGACGCCAGCCTGATCCCAGTCATCAAAGAAGGCGCGGACTTTAACACGGTAATGGAAATGCTGGCCGGGACTACCGGGGGCGCCGCTACCGACGCAGCGAACACGGCAGCCGGACAGATGAAAAACCTGTCGATTCAGATGGGCGAAGCGAAAGAAAGCATCGGCGCCGCACTACTGCCAGTTGTCGCCGCCATCATCCCCTATTTCGTCGACTTCGCATCATGGCTACAAGAAAACACAAAACTGGTCCTAATCATCGCCGGGGTTATCGGCGGCCTGGCGACCGTCATCCTGACACTGAACTTCGCTATGAAAGCCTGGACCGCGATTCAGACCATCGTCAACGGTCTGACTCTCGCATGGAACGCACTACTGGCCGCGAACCCGATCACGATCGTCATCCTGGCAGTCGTCGCATTTATCGCCATCCTGACCGCGCTGTACTTTAAGTTCGACGGGGTCCGAAAAGTAGTCGACACCGTGTTCCAGGCCATCAAGAAAGGCGTCAGCGCGTCACTGGACTTCCTAGGCGACTATGTCCAGGGCGTCCTAAACATCTACAAAAACATCTTTAACACGATCGCCCGACTATGGAATAACACCATCGGTAAACTGTCATTCGAGTTTCCCAGCTGGGTTCCCGGCCTGGGCGGAAAAGGGTTCAGCGTCCCGAAAATCCCGATGCTGGCCGAAGGCGGCATCGTTCGCAGCGCGACCCTAGCGGTCGTCGGTGAAGCCGGACCCGAAGCGGTCGTCCCGCTAGATCGCGGATCTGGGTTCGGAAATGTGACCGTCAATGTCACCGGGGGCCTGGCAACCAGCGCCGAAATCGGTCAGGCGGTCATTAACGCCATCCGCGCCTACAACAGGACAGGCGGCCCCGCCAACATTCAGGTCGCCTGATGGCTGGCTTTAGCGTCGTCGACAGCGGTGATTACGACCTGCTGGTCGATGTCGGGTTCCTGGTCGACAGTTTCACGCTGGACGACCCAGTAAAAGGCGTTCTAGATAACACCAGCTATGTCCTGGACGGGACGACAGCGTTCGCGTCGGTCATGGACGGAACTATCGGCGTCAATGTGAAACGCGGTCGACGCGACCAGGGCGACCAGTTCGCAGCTGGACAGATGTCATTCACGCTTAACGACACACTGGCCCAGGGCGTGTTTAACCCATTCGATGACAGCCCATCAAACCCTTACTACGACCAGGCCCAGGGGATCCCTGGACTGGCCCCCATGCGACAGGTGAAACTAATCCGCTACGACGCCACGAATACCGCCCAGTCGCTGTTCCAGGGCTACATCGTGAACTACGACTACAACTTCGCCCTGGGCGGCCTGGACACCGTCACCGTGTACTGTGTCGACCGTTTCTATCTGCTCGCCCAGACCATCATGGACGAACTAAATGTCACCGCCGAAACATCCGGGGAACGCATCGAAACAGTCCTAGACCTGCCCGAAGTGGACTATCCGGGCGGCGCCGCGCGCGACATCGACACCGGGACCGTCGACCTGGGCCACGACAGCGCCTACACCGTCCCAGCTGGAACGAATGTCCTGGCGTACCTGGGACAAATCAACCAGGCCGAACAGGGTCGCCTATTCATCGACCGATCAGGCGTCCTGGTGTTTCAGCCCCGCGTCGGAACCAGCCTGTCCGGGCCAGTCGCAGCCTTTCACGACGACGGAACGAACATTCCCTATAACGAACTAGGGATCAGCTTCGAGGCCGACCAGGTCGTCAACAGGGCGGTCGTGACCGGGCTGGACGGAAAGACCAGCACCGCCGACGACCCGGCATCCCAGGCCGCCTACTTCATTCAGGCGGAAAGCATCGGAAACAGCCTTCTACACATCCAGGGTCAAATCGACGACCTGGCCGATTACCTGCTGGAACCACAGCCCGAACCCCGTTTCACAGCTGTCGGGACCGACTTTCTAATGCTGACCAGCGGGCAGCGCGACACGCTCGCGACCGTCGACATCGGGGACACCATCAGCATCGAAAAGACCATCGCTGGAAACCAGATCGCCCAGGAACTGTCCATCGAAGGCATCGAACACGAACTGTCCGTCCTGCGCGGCCATTCGATCATGTACTTCACGGCCCCGACCACTGTGGTCTACGAACTGATCCTGGATGATGTCACCTATGGCATCATCGACGCCGAAAATGTCTTAGGATAGGCGTATGGGCGCGAACGCACAGACCACAGTCCCAACATTTACCGCGGGACAAGTACTTACAGCCGCACAACTAAACACCAGCGCCCGAACAGGCGTCCCCGTGTTCGCCAACACCACCGACCGGGACGCTGCGTTCGGCGGATCAGGTGAAAAAACACTGGCTGAGGGCCAGCTATGTTATCTCGAAGATACGAACAAGGTTCAGTACTATGACGGGTCCGCCTGGGCTAATCTAGGAAGCGTGACAAATGTGGCAGCCTTTACCGCGTCAGGGACCTGGACTGTTCCAGCTGGTGTCACTTATGCGATCGCCCACATTCGGGGCGGTGGTGGCGGTACGGCTCGAAACTCGGGCGCAGGCGCAGGCGGTAATAGTTCGGTGGCGTTCTCAGGCGGCACAATAACGGCAACAGGCGGAAACTCGGCTACAACAGTAAACGGGTATGCGTACCTAAATGTAAATGTTGCCGGTGTTGCTAATAGCGGTGAAGGTGCCTGGCGTAGTTCGCAGTCTGACCCTGGCGTAAATAGTGGTGGACAAACCACTAAAGCAGGAAACGGCGCGTATGTCGTTGCTGGTGGCGCAGTCACACCAGCTGCGAGTATCACCATTACAGTCGGTGCTGGTGGAACTGCTGGCACTGATGGCGCGGCAGGCGGATCTGGTTATGTGTGGATCGAGTATCAGGTTTAGACATGGCTGAACGAACTGTCGCAATAGTCGAACCCGACACCACAAAAGGCGTCGTCGTGAATGTCGAAGTAGTCGCCCCTGACTGGGTCAACACTGACCCGACACATCTCATCGAATACACACCAGAACATCCAGCCGCTATTGGCTGGGAAGTAATCGACGGTGTCGTCATCGTGCCGCCACCACCACCAGATCCCGAACCCGAAACAGAATGACGCTACGGTCACGGTGGGAACTGAAGTGGCTGTCGCGTTAATCACAGGCGGGTTTGCTGTAGTCGTGGCGATGATCGGAAAACTATCGCGCGATAACCGGGTCGATCACGGCGAAGTACATAAAACGCTGGGACGCATCGAACACAAAATCGACACCCACATCGAAGGCCACGAATGACCCCTAAAGACCGCGCCATGCTTTCGTCGTACTTAAGAAGTGCGATCAGCGCGGCGCTCGCCGTGTACATCGCAAACCCCGCAAATGTCACATGGCGAGATGTGTTAGCAGCGTTCACAGCTGCGTTCGTTCCACCGCTGATCCGATGGCTGAACCCAAATGACCCAGCGTTCGGACGCTCGAAAAAATAGCGGGTCGGCGGTCCCAGTGCCGCCGATTATGCGATTACGGGTTCCGGACGAACTACTGACCGTCAAACCAGGCGAACTGCCCGACAGCCTGCTGACCGACATTCGACCCTTCGGCCGCCTGTACCACAAGGCGGCGCTGTCGTATCAGGTCATGCGGCGCGCAGCTCGCGCCCAGGGCGTTCTACTGCGACCGATCAGCGCCGGGGACACCTATCGCAGCCTGGCATCCCAGACCGCCGCGTTCCGCGCCCGGTATCAGCGCGAACCCATCCCCGGGGCATCTACACGCACCTGGCAAGGCGTGAAATGGTACCTAAAGCCTGGGAACGCGCCCCTGGCCGCCCCCGGTAGTAGTCGACATAACCTGGGCCTGGCCTGCGACTATGCCGACACTGGCGATCCGACGACCTGGCGCTGGATGTGCGAAAACGCACCACGCTACGGCTGGTCCCTGGAAGTCATGCCCCAGGAACCCTGGCACTGGTTCTACTTCCCCGGCGATCGCATCCCCCAGGGCGTCCTGGAAGCGCCCCCGGCGCCATCCACACCCGCCTAACAGCGGTCCGTTAGGGTCGAACCCAGTTCCTACAGAAGGGAAGCTATGAACGAACCGCGAGCATTTATTTACGAAGTCTTTATGACGACCCTGGATAACGGCCAGCGCGTCATGGTCCA